AAAAAATTCGACAAAGTGTTCGCTAAACTCTGGTTCCGCACCTTAAAGGCGGCGACCGAGGAGATACCTCTCGTAAAATTGGTACCTCTTGCAGAACCACTTAAGGTCAGGGTCATATCAAAAGGCCCCCCTCTGACGTATCTCGTACTTCGTGCATTATGGAAAAAGCTACACTCAACACTTCGAAAACACAAGACATTCAAACTAATTGGCACACCTGTGTCCGAGCAAATAATTCTCGACACCCTCGGGGCTAAATTAGGAGAAAATCAAGTGTTCCTTTCTGGTGACTACAGTGATGCAACAAACAATATCGCATCCTGGGCAACTGAATGCGTGGCAGAACGCCTAAGCACAGTGCTCAAGTTAACACAAACAGAGAAGGTCTTGCTCTTACATTCACTGACACAACATGTCATTGAAGATAAGGCGGGAGGAGCAGTTCCACAAAAATCAGGACAGCTGATGGGAAGTATAACTTCATTCCCCATCCTATGCTTAATCAACGCAGCTTGCAGTCGCTGGGCCATAGAATTGGCAGAGCGACAACCACGATATTTAAATCAATGTTGTCTCATGATTAATGGAGACGACGTGGCGATCAAGGCGGATAAAAGCATACACCATTATTGGTCAACAATTACTCGTTACTTTGGCCTGGAGGAGAGTCTCGGGAAAACATTCGTATCTCGTAGGTTCGTGAACATAAATTCCACGAATTACATCTACAATAACGAAGAACCCGCTCTCATCCAAGTTGCTAGGTCTCAGGAATCAGGAGATAACTCACTGAAAACGAGAGTTCAACCTTACCAATTGGTGAAATATGTCAACATGGGTCTGATGTCTGGCCTCAAAAGAAGCCAAGGCGTCATTGGTCTGGGTGACCAAGGTGATCCACGGACAAACCTTGCAGCCAGAGCGAAGGCACTTTTGCACTTCACGCCCGAAAGGCTCAAGGAGGCTGTCTATCAAAGATTTATCAACAAGCACAGAAGTATCCTGGACAAACTTAGAATTCCATGGTTCATCCCTGAATGGCTAGGCGGCGTCGGACTCCCTATTGAAGGAGGACACGAGCCCAGTCAACTCGACCTTCGGCTAGCCCGAAAAGTTCTACTGGGAATAAATATTCAACCACCAGAACGGCTAAGCAGAAGTCAAGGGACATGGAAGGTCCGAAAAATGGCGCAGCGATATCTACCCGACGCTTACACGCATCGAGCCTCCCCACAAGATCCAACGGTCGAACTTTATGAAAGAGCAATAGGCCTATTTGGCATAAACCTATTATTCGATCAACAAGTCCTTCTGTCAGATCTGCGAGAGGCGACCCAACTAAAAGGGTCGGTAGCCCAAGCACTTCGAAAGAATGCAGGCCTATATCGGCTGCCAAAGGGACCTTTACCAGAACCACTTCCGATGGATGCTCTAGAATATAAACCGTTACAAACGGGACTGAATATTGAGTCAGTCGCTCAGAGCATATCATCCACGGAACACTACGTGGCGGCAACAAAATATATTGCCCGCGAACATCTTCCCAATGGGGAACACGCAGTGAGGAACACCTTCGCATCTTTAGATTGAATCCAAACTCTTGTGAGGATTCATTACATGGGAGCGCACTCAAACAAGCACAATAGATCATGAAGCCGAAGCTATCAAATTTGATCTGGCAGACAGGAATCATTTCCCATCCGCCTGGCCTGTGAGCGCACTCGGTGGAGGGCCTTAGAGCAACTTTCTCTAATCGAAAAAGGAACTCTGAA